TTGTCTACGGTTAGTGGATTAGCAAAGATATTAGAATCTACCCATGCTGTTCTATCTAATGTACCGATTGACCAGTTGTTGTCTATGTAATTATATATGACATACTTATCAATATCAGTTGAACCTTCTGATGGATAGAACCACCATATCTCATTGAACTTAATATTCTGACCAGCAAATACTTTTTCTCTTTGTACTTGATTAAAGTCATCAAACACGTGCTGTAATACTGGACATGGTAAAGTTCTTACTGCACCATCATACATGTAAAAGTTATCCACACCCATCCAGAATGACGCACCTTCAATTGTGGTAGCCGCGTTCTTAGATATAGTACCTGATATTTCTCCAAGTACAGAGAACGAGAATGTAAAAGGCGGACCAATAAATTGCATAGAATAAACATCTACATCTGTCCATACAAATATCTGACCACGACCTTTTTCTACTGCTTCTATATTAGTTCCTGTACCTAACCTTTGTTCACCAGCTGTGTTTGTTATTTGGGCGTTCCATGTACTTAAACTTTCTTGATCTGAAAATCTTATGGTCATTCTATCATATGTAGAAGAACCTTGAGGATTAGCACCGAATACAATTAAGTGTCTATCTGGTGTAGATACTAACACTTGCCCAACTTTAGTTGGTATCTGTGAAGCATCTCCACTTAATGTGTTTGTCACGTAGTAAGCTAGTGTAGTTCCTCTGAATGAACTGGGCGCTGCTACAAAAGCACTGACATCAAAATAATATATTGTATCTTCACCACCACCTACAGAAGCTACCAAGTCCTCACCAAAAGCATCAATAGACCAAACTCTAGGAGACAACACAACACCAGAACCTGAACGTGCAGTACCCCATGAAGAAGCTCCCCACAAACCAGCACCAAAACCATAGCCTGTTAAACCATCGTCTGGTCCGTTGTTAGTTAGGTATCTAACTGTTATAGAACCTCCGCCTGTAACACCACCAGATGAAGCTGTACCCGAAGATGCCACAATAGAATATTGGTTTGCACTTATATATGTTGCTACATATTCTTGTGCTGCAATAGTAACACCATCAAAGGTTACTGCTGTTTGCACAACAACACGAGAACCTGGGCTAGTGTTAGCTAAACCGTGATTAGCATGTGTGACTGTGACAACATTAGAACCTGCAGAACCTGTGGTATATGGATTAGTTAAAGTTATTGGGTCTGTTCTAAATGGAGTGATGTCATATACTTGACCACTGTACTCCACAAAGAAGTGAGTTGATGTTCCCATAAATATAAACTTACTACCATCTGTATCTCTATGTGGGAATATTTTACGGCATTGCCCTTGTAGTTGCGATGAACTAAATCGTTTAGTCCAACCACCTATCTTCTCTGCATAGCCTTGAAAGAAGCGCACCTTGTCTGCGTTTGTATAACGCATCTGCGCTTGGTAATCTGTTATGTCTGTGATAACTCCTGGAGGCGCTGTTAATTGTACTAATGGCATTTGCCGTGCCCCCTTTCCTACCTGTTAGGTATATTTACTAAGTAACTCTCCATCCACATTATCTTCTCTTTGATAATGGCAATGTCCTGTTGCATTTGAGTAATACTATCTACTTTAGTTTCAACAGCATCTAGTCTTTCAGACCACATGCCCCATGTCACGGCTATACCAAAAGCCATTACTACATAAGGTGCTATTAATTTAAGATCTATTTTCATTACGCTCCTGGGTCGGTTATTGTATTACCCGCGGCAACCCACTCAAGTATTTCTTGGTAGTGTCTGTTGTCTGTATTGTGAGGAACATAGATTGTTGAATTATCTTGAAAAACAACTTTATATGTAATTGAATTATCAATTTCAAATGTTATTTTTGTTATTGTCTGTATCATCTATAACTCCGCATCAAATTTAAATTTACCTGTTGAGGTTGCAAAATAAAAATGTCCCCCTCTAGCTACATCAAAGGCACCAGAAGAATCTACTTCAACTTTTGTACTGTTTGCTGTTATGTTTGCAAAATATACATTAGTTAAAGTTCTAAACTGTCCATTGTGGTAAAGTTTTAAATCGGTATTTACTGTACCTACTACAGTTCCCGAAGGGGCTGTTCTCATTGTTATTGGAAAGTAAAATCTAAAAGGAGAAGCAGAAGTATTTAATGCTACTGCTACATAACCATTAGCACTATTACCTTCCTCAAAATAATATCTTTGACATTTATTCAAGTTACTCTCATAACTCTCAAAAGGAAAATTAGGTATAGATGTGGAATCAAACTCACCGACTTCAAGTTGAACACCTGTGATTGCCCAATCATTTGATGTACTATCTGCTAAATTAACATGGTTGCTAGGTATAGCATTTGCTGCTGTAAAACTTTCCCAAGTGGTTGCTTGTGTACCACCTGTAGCATTTGAACCTGCACCTAAATACCATCTTAAATCTAAACTTACTGCATTGTCATTATCCATTGCTCCTGATGTGTCAGCAGGAAAGTTTATAACTTTTTTCTCCCAAGTGTCTGCTGAAGATATTGTATAGTTTTTAGAAACAAATCTTGTATTATCATGGTCATAAAAACCAGTGGTATAAGTTCCTGTTTTATTTGATTTAACCCAAAATGTTACTGTAAGTTTTTCAGCACTAGATGTGCCTTTTTTTAAAGAACGAAGATTTTGTCCTTCAAATTTTTGCCTTACCCATAAACCATCACTCGCCGCAGGTGAAGCATCAGCAGTGGTGCAATCCATTCTAAAAGCTTCTGTAAAACCTGCATTATAAGCATTACCGCTTGTTAAAGTTTCTTGTGCAATAGTCCAAGTTCCTAAAGTAGTAAGATTAATATGCCATCTATCACAAGCATAATATCCTGATGAAGTTTTACCTGTTGAACTAGTGGCTCTTTGTGAAATTTGCATATCTCCATTGATAATTAAAGGAGTTGCGATCCTATCGCTTGGATAACCTTGATTTGTTAAACCTTTATTGGGTATTGTATTTAATGCCATGTTATACTCCTATTAATTTATACATTGTCCAAGTTGAAAAATTTGAAGCACTTATTGTTTCACTAGATCCCGCTGTTTGTTGTGCATAAACTTCAAGATAATCACCTACTGATAAATCAATGACTGACGCTCTGCCTACTGTTATCTCAATATTATTCTGTGAATATGATCTTGCAAAACCTTCGTTAATTGATGATCCATTAAGGTATAATCTTGATTGGCAATATTCACCTTCATCAAGACCAGATATAAACATTGAATATGAATAAAAATATTTACCACCCTCACCACTTGGAACTGTAAAACGATAATTACTAGTGTCGTATGCAGAATCTGTGTCCCATTCTTCTGTGCTAAAATTAACTTTTGTCCAAGCACCATCTGCAATAGTTTGATTACTTCCTAATTTTGCAAAAAAAGCAGGAGTGTTTTTCAATGCAGCATTATTAAGTGTTAAAGAGCCTGACCCATCAGAAGTCATAATGGCATTATCACCGCCATCAGCAAGTATGTTTACTTTGAGTTTACTAGTCATTAACCTATCCTCTCGCCTTTAGCATAAGTATTCGATTGACCACCTAGTATTCTTCTATCAGAACTACTATCCATCTCTATATATCCTTGAAATCTTACATTATCTCCTGCATCTAATTGCACTACTGCATTAACATGAATACTTTCTAGATCTTGTTTTCCGTCAGCACCATCTTCTCTTCTTGCTTGTTTTATAGCATCAGTATTATTTTTTAATATCCTTGCCATAAAATTTCTTGCTGTTGGATTGTAAAGCATAATAGTAACATTAAAGTTGTAATAACCAGTGCTAGGGGCTGTATAGACATATGATGAAGTATCAAAACCGCTTCCGAAATTATATTCAGTAGTTGCAAGAGGAGCAGTAGTCCAAGTATTGTTACTTATTGTAAAGTCGCCACCACTTTGGTATGATTGAAATGCTGTGCTATTAAAAAAATCAGTTGCTAAAGTTCCTGAAGGAACAGTAATGGTATCTCCTGCTTCACCAATCGTAATTGATGAGCCTGACTGTTTTATAATCTCATTTACCTTTAACTGTGATACCACTACTTACTCCTTATGATTTTGGGTTTGCGTCTTTAACAGCTTTAATTCTAGTTTTCCATGCGTCAATATCTGTATAGATCTCGTCTAGCTGATCTCCAATATCTCCGTACGCTGCTCTACGTTTAGCTTTAACTTCATTGTTTGTCTCTTCAGTGTTACCTGCTGAATCGTGTGCAGCAAGTTGATCTGCTGAAGGTTGAGCCAAACCAGAAATATTCCATTCTTTTATGTATGGACCCTTACCATCAGAATCATCCTGAAGTAAAACATCTTTTGTAAAGTCTACAGTTTTTGAATTAGCTGCGCAGTAAAGTTTTACCTTTGTTGCTAATGATGCCATTGTTTACTCCTATCCGCTAAAGTTTGCGTATTCCACAACTTTAGCACGTTCTGCCGCTCTTTTCGTTGCTACATCAGAAGGTACAGCGGTTCCACCTTCTGCTGCTCTGACCACCATCCAGTCAGTTGAAGCAAGATAAGCTCTTGCTGTTTCGTTGATTGCTTTCTGATCAGCGAATGCATCTTGTTTGTCCATATCAGCTTTGACTTTTGCCCAAGTAACAGCATCTGGCTTAGAGCCAAAAATAGCTGTGCCGTTAGAGTCAGCGCCAGATACCCACTTAACTTGCGAATTAAACTCCGCTTCGGTAGAGGGGGCACCATTTATGACAAACTCGTATGAACCGATTGATTGTATTGCTTGTGCACAATCTGCCATTGTTTACTCCTTATAGTATCACCAGTGTTCCGCCACTGGCTATGTTTATTGTTTGTCCTGAGGACACTGTTATAGGACCCACTATACTCGCATTTTCAGATGCTGCAATAGAAAGTCCTCCCGTCAAAGTTTGTACATTTCTATACGCGCCTTGAATACTTGTTAGTTTCGCAGCAGTAACTGTTGCGTCACTTGGAGTACCTATGTCTAAAGTATCTCCGAATATCTGTCCAGAAAATGTTGCATCACTTGCTGGTGCAGATGTAAATGCTATTGTACCAGATGTTGAGCCCGCTGTAAAGGCTGTTCCTGGTACTTGATAGACACCATTTATATGAATCATTAGCGATGCTAGTGAACCTATTGTTTGTGTGGTGCCCCCTACAGCTATCGTAAACTGTGTGGTGGAACCATTAAAGCTTCCGCTAATATCGTCAATTACTGAAAAATTTCCCTGGACTGCAGGGTTTCCGATGTATCCCATTATGCGCTTACCTCAAAAATTGTCATTGATGTTGCTCTTGTATAATCTGTATTATCATAAACTAAAAACTGTCCTCCAGCATCTTCTTTAAATTGTAATTTTACCGCCACTGAACTTGTAGTGTTAGGATTCCAATATGCGTAGAAAGAAACAAATCCTTTAACATTATCTGAATTTGCAGGGAATTTTTCTTCAATGAATCTAGTAGCTCGTGTTGTAGTTGGCGAAATTATTTGAAGATAACCATTAGGTGTTGTAGTTGAGCTTAGTCCATGTAATCTGTAATTAGCATTTACCACTACATATAAATAGTTAGATGTTGAACTTGGAGTGTATGTTGTTGATATAACATCAGCATAAGTGCCAGAAGTTGTAACAGCACCAGTACCTAAAACATTATCTTGTATACCTATAAGTTTACCAAAACCAGATGCTTTAGCTATTGTGACTGCACTGTCCGCTATTCCCGCTGTTGGTATTGTTGTTACTGCCATTAGTCTAATACCTCTCTTAATATACAGGTAACAGGACCACTATTACCAAAATTTGTAGAATTGTTAGAATATTTAGCATAAGGAGTGTAAATAATACTATTAGTTGTATTAGGTGTATCTGTAACAAACCAACATATATAGTTGTAAAAAGAATTACTAGATAATGCTTGATAGTTATAATATCTACCTATGTCATCATCTACTAATGAGAAACTACTACCACCATCTGTGCTTTTATATAAAGCAAAAAAAGTTGCTGTATTGTTAGCGTTTGTAAAAACAGTACCGTTTAAAGAATAAATAAATTTTGAAGATGTAGTATTAGGTGTAAGAGTTAATCTTAAATCAGTGCTTATCTCAGCATAACTAGTAGATCCAATAGTAACATTTAAATCTGCTGTGTTCATAGCCACTTGACCAATCTTACCAAAACCTGATGTCTTTGCACCAGAAGCAATACCTAATGTGCCACCACTTTCACCAAGAGTAATTGTTTTTGTTGCGTCAGTGCCGAGAGGCGAGATTGTTGATACTTTTAATGTGCTCATTATGTTCCTATTCTATACGCTCCAAAGTTAGTGCTTTTGTTAGTTGTCAATATTCTAATTACACTGCCTCCACCTTTAAAAATTTTTCCATACAGCTCAACGTAATCGTCTGTATCCATATCTATTGTAGCAGAAACATCTACACTCATTTGAAGTCCGTTATTACTTCTGAAATCTATTGTCCGTTCTGCGTAAATACTTCCATTTTTGTAAATAGCAGTAGAGCCTAATTGCATTTGTGATGCGTCAGTTTCAAAACGAGCTGAACCATAAACAAAATACTTTCCTGCAATTGTGGGTGTAAAACGATAATTTGAACTCGCATCATATTTACTATCTGAATCAAAAACCTCTGTGCCTATGCTAATTTTTGTATAACTATTATCAGAAATAGTTTGGTCTGAACCAAGGTTTGCCTCAAAAGCAGGATATAAAAAATTACTTTGCACATCACCACTACCCAAGGCAATCGTACCTGCATTGGATGAACCTAATGTTAAGGTAGTAGTTCCGCTTCTTGTGTCGATTGTATCTACTAATATCTTTGACATCTATGCTCCTATAATTCTATATCCATAAAAAAATGATTCTAAGTTTGATGAACTTCTTATTGTTGGAGAGCTATCACTAGAATCTAAATAAATTTCTACATAATCATTGTCATCCATTTCAATAATACCATGTAAGTCTAATCCTGCATCTCCGCCATTAGAATCTGGTCTGGTAATTTTAGCTAATCTTTCAGTTCCATTTTTTCTTATCATTAAAAACAATGAAGATGCTGAACTCACTGAGACGCATCTTAAAGAACATCCAATCATATACTTGCCTGCCACTGTAGGTGTAAATCTATTGGAAGCATACTTACCATCACTATCAAAAGTTTCTGTATTAAATGTAATAAGAGTAGCAGTGTCTGCTGATATGCTTTGATTACCATCAGTTTTATGTGCTAAAAATGCGGGAGTATTCACTGCTAATGTTTGAGAAGCTCCACTAGCTAATGCTACTGTATCACCACTCGCGCCTAAAGTTAAGCTAGTGCCTGATTGTGGTTCTAAATTATCTACGAATACTGTTCCCATTAGGCTAGGACCTCCATTGCTGTAATTGTTGAAACATATCTAAAACCAGTTGATGCATTATTTTCATCTTCACCTGAACTATTAACACTTAAAGTTTGACCACTATTAATTTTAACTTGTACATAATAAGTGGTAGCTGAAGTCGTATTAGGCGAGTCTAAAAAGTTCATGTCTGTATTTTGTGCACGAGCAAATATAGCATTTGACATAGGAGCAGTTGCTTGATTTTTTACTCCGTCTGCATCACCAACAGCTATTGCTGTGCTATCACGAAGAAATCTTATACCACCATAAACATTTGTTGTTGTTCCAAAAGAAAACGAACACATAAGATATATTTTACTGCTTGTAGATGTAGGTGTGATTGAAACATTAAAACCAGATATACTAGTAAAAGAAGTAGAGGTAAAAGTTGATTTGTCTGTTTTTGTTGTTGAAACTACTTGACCAATTTTTCCAAATCCTGTAGCGGTTCCACTATTCGATATTGTACAGCCTGATGGTATACTTAATGTTTTACCACTAGCACCTAATGTTACTGTTGTTCCCGATGATAGGGGTTGAATGCTATTTACTTCAAGTGTGCTCATACTACTGTAAGATTACCCTCCACTGTGACAGTTCCTGTGAATGTTACAGGACCTGCTAAGAATGCGTTATCACTTGCAGCTACTGCTACAGTTGATGTTATTGTTTGTAAGTTTTCATAGACACCATTGAATGATGTCATCATAGGTGCTGTTATTGAATCGTTGCCTGGTGTATTTGTACCAACAACACTATTTAAAAATATAACAAAACAAGTATCGGTACCCGCTAAAGCTGTTGTAAAAGTTATTTGACTGCCTGCTACTGTATAGTCAGTTGTAGGTTTTTGGCGCACACCATTACGAAGAACCGCAATATCTTCTGGCACTGCTACACTAACTGATAGTGCATATGCAGAAGAACCATCGCCTGTTAATGTTTGTACAGATGTACTGCTTGTAAAATCTTTTGTTACTGGATTACCTAAATATCCCATGTTACTCCTATGTGCTTATGCTATCTATAAAAGATACCCACACGTTTAAACTTGCGTCTGTATCAGACTTAGCTTTTAATACATCACCACTTTGAAGGACCACTTTCGCGCCCCCATCAATTAACTCTAATGAACCACCTGCTGGTACAGGAGCGTTCTTTACAATATAAGAATCAGCAGAACCACCACTAGCAGAAGATGTTATATAAACATCAGCTTTGATAGTAGCGTTTGTAATATTAGATAATCTAATTCCTATGATTGCATCGTCAGAGTTTGAGGTAATAATACTTCTAGCAGTTGTGCCTATATTAACATCACCACTAGAGTCAAATGCTACAGCTCTCTCGAAATCTTGTGCCATCTATTCCTCCTTACAATGCCACAGCTAAAGCTATAGCGAATCCTTTCGTTGCTGATGCACCAACATCTACACCGTTTACAGTTGTTACTTGTAAATCAGCTAATGCGTTAAACACACCTGAACCATCACAAGAGATAAAAGCATCTCTTGCTGCAGGAACAGTAAATGTTGTGCCACTGCCTACAGTAAAAATCAAACTGTTAGCAGTATTGTTTTGTACCAAGTAAACGTTTTCACGCGCTGGTATAGTTACGGTACAAGTGCCCCCTGGTGAACCAGTGAAGTTAAGGACAAAATTTCTTCCGTCTTCATCTGCATAAGATGTAGGGTTACTTGTAAATGTTAGAGTATGTGAAGTTCCTGATAAACTAACAGTTGCAAAACCTGTTATTTTATTTTCTAAACGTTTTAAATTGTCATTAGTTTGATCACCCCAGGTTCCATCATTTTCACCTGTGGTCATTAAACGAATGTTTAATCCACCACTACTCCAAGTAGATGCCATTAACTAATCCTTATAATTGCGTTACTTGCGTCTGCTGTTGGAAATTCAACGGTAAATGTACCGTTAGAAACCGAATAATCTGCACCAAAATCTAATACCATTACGGCTTTATTAGATGCTGATGTATTGTAAATTATGCAACCTCTTGTAGTAAATGTAGCACTTGACCAAGATGTGTTTGCAAAATCACAAACAGCTGTACTACTATCTAAGACTGGAGTAACACTTGTTAAAGTATTTCCGCCTGTAGTATAACCACTGCCGTTTGGAAGTTCATCACTGTTTCCTGTAACTACTGAGTAGTTTGTTGTGCCAGCATTGTATGTACCAGATTGCGCTGCGTTCGCTTTAATAAGAGCTATCTTAAAAGTGTTTCCAGAACTTGCTGTGAAGTTGTGAGTGCCTACTAAGATTTCCTGTTTAAAGCTATTAGCAATTGCTGATGTAATAGCCATGCTTATTGTCCTCTCGTCATTGTTTTTAGTTCACCGTTGCGAAACTCATCATTTCGCATTCTTACTTGTTCCTCATTTGCTAATGATAGAATAGCTTTTGTATAATAGCTAGTCCATAATTCTATCTGTTGTGGTATCTCTTTCATAAAAGCTACTGCCTCTATTAGTGATCCATACAGAATAGCATCTGGGGCTCTATCACCAAGATAAGTATTTTGATTACTTGATGATAATCCTGGAACTCTCATAGTATACCCTATTTCTATCGTTGTTGCAAGGGATGGAGTTGGTCCAAATAAGAAATTTGTTTGCCTGTTACTACTGGTGTAAGTAGTACCTGTTTGATTGAGAGCGTAATATCTGACTGTTCCTGTGGTTGCAGGATTTCTATTAAACTCTTTTATAAATGTTTCATCTTTCTCTAATAAGAAAGCACCATTTTGAATACGTAAATATCTGGGAACTACCATGTCTTCAGGCACTGCTTTTGTAGATACGTTTTGTGTAAGACTAAAAGTATTTATTTTTCTGAATGCTGTAAGATCTACTTCCTTAGCTATTCTAAGTTCTGCTAGCTCAATACATACTTCTATAGGAGCTTTACCAGATCCTGTAGCAGTAGTAAAAGAAGCCGCAGAGTTTTCTGTAAAATCCTGAATAGCCTGTTTTAATTGATTAAATGTTAAACCCATAATTATGTACCCCAAGCATTCTGACCCCAGGTCTGGATACCCCAGCCTGAACTATCAATGCTAATTGATATTGTACCATGTGCAGAGGTTAAAGACAACCCTCCTACATCTTCTGTAGGACTAATTCCTACACTACCTATGGCAGTTGAAGTTCCTGGACTTGTGATTGCTAACTGTGAACTAGATTGGAATGTTAATGATCCAATGCCTGTAGTTAAAGCATGACCAGCTGGAACTTCTGTTAAATTAAAGTTTAGTCCTGTAGCACCATGTGCTGTAGCAGCAGACTGTCCTGTTAAAGTTAAGTTAGAACTTGCGCTAAATGTTGGACTTGTAAATGCTGAAGCTAATGCTATACCATCTGCATCTTCAAGAACACTGATGTTTGGTAATGTAAATGCAGTTTGTAGTAATTGTGAATCTGCTTGTTCTGTTGTATCTACTCCTACAGAACCTACGGCAGAACTTAATCCTAAACCACTAGCTGTTACACCTGTGGCAATTACTGGAAGAGTAAACGCAGTTGTTAATAAAGTAGTATCTAAAACTTCAGCTACATTTATATTAACAGCACCAACTGATGCAACTGTGTTAGGTGTGCCTCTACCAAATAAAGAACCAAGCTTTACTGTAGTAGGAACATTATCTGCATCTGGTCTTGGGTTGTATAGTGAAGTTGCTTCTGGTCCTAACTTGGGTGGAGTTAGTTGTGGGTGTTTGGGCTCCCAATCTTTTTTGTGAACTCGAAGCCCATTCCACTCCGTTCGCGCATCTTTGTATCGTATCTTCCTGCCAGAACGATCATCTATCAGATATGCATATTTACCTGAAGCTCTTTTAGCCATCGTTCTTAGTACCCGCGAATCTTAGGTTGTATATAAAAACTTGCTCTTTCTCTATCCTCTTCTTTTGCGAATTCCCATTCTTCATTGTATATACCTTTTAATTCTGCTCTTCTTGTTGCATCAACTTTGTCTGGATTTTTATTTGCTAATTCAAAAGCTAACCCACTAATTAATGCAGGTAGGTATCTTCTAGGTATATCTGGATTTTGTGTATAAGTTTCAGATACATCTTGTGGGTATCTGATTGTCCAACAATGCAATCTATAATAAGTTTGATCTGGAACTGGGAATAAATAAACCTTGTGATTAGCTACACCTGAACTATCGTACTGGCTGTTTCTTTCAACAGCAAATTGTACAGGTTTACCGCTAGTTGTTTTGTTTGGATAGTTAAGATATTCTGATAAACTAATTCTTTCACAATCTGTATCTGTTACAGGTGATGAATTAGTATCTCGCACTGCAGCATCTAATATATCTAAATACTGATTAGCTGCTAGATCTACAGTAGCTGAATCTTTAGTAAGAGTTAAAGTAGTTAAGTCTAATGTAAATAGGTTAACGCCTTCATTAACCCATTTAGTTAATAATAAATTTAATGAACGTCTTGCGGTTACAAGATCATAACCCGACTTTACTTCAATGCCTACACGCTCGTAAGCTTCTTGAATTATGTCAGATACATCAAGATTAAATGTGTATGTACCAGAGGTAGCCATATGTCACCCCCTAGTAATGTTTAATCCATTCGCAAATTAAAGTATACGTCTCACCAGAAGTCGCTGCAGCTGGTACGACCACATCAATATCACCAGTATAATTAGTTTCTTTAGGATTAGTAATACCACCTATATCACTGAAATCATAGTTATCAGTTTCGTTTAAAGCCAATAAAGGTGTTTGAGTTCCTGATGATAAATCCCATTGTAGTTGAACTGGTGCAGTTGTAGCTGCAGAAACATTAAACCAAATTCTGTTTAATGATACATTATCAACAGCTTCATTCTTACTATTCTTTGTTAAAGCACTAGCGTCTACTATCTTAGTCGTGCCCCCTGATCCATCAGAGACATTTACATAACTTGTTATAAGTTTTCTTTCTCCTTGGAATAGAGTTCTTGTTGTTACTACGTCTGCCATTTTATTTCCTCCTTATCAAGGGTGGGGTCATTACACCCCACCACCGAGTTAATATTTAGTTATTATGCAGCACTTCCATCAGTTCCGAATGAAGTATCGTAAACATGATAGTGAATCCTTAGATTAATGTTGCCACCAGTTGCAGCAGAAGCACCTACACCACCTGTAATTTTAACAGGATAGTCTGAGCTCATCACAAAGCCAAAGTCATTTCCAACAGTTGCTGTTGAAAAATCAAAGACTGTGTGACCTGCATCTGCGTCACCATTATCAATGATACCATCAGTATCTGAAGTAGGGCTATCGCTTTTTACTTCAATGAAGCCAAGATCAAAAGTCGGGTTTGTACCGCCAGTTGCGTCTGCTTCTGCTTCAATTTTTGTGATGATTGCGTTAGCAGGCAAGATAACTGCTTCAGAAGAGTTACCAGTTGCACTAGATCCTCTACGAAGCACTGTTGTAGTTGCTGCTGTTGGGTCAGCCATATAGGCTGTTGCGACAAGAGATACTGCTCCAGCAAACTCTGCATCGCTTATTTTTTGAGTTTTTCCTACTCTTAATGGTCCTGAAAATGTTGTTCTTCCCATTGTTTATCCTTCCGTAATCTAGCTTTCGCTAGTCAATGTTAATAAGTGGAAGGGGGCACTAAGCCCCCAACCTTTAAGTTTATTAGGCTCCTTGGTTACCGTAGACAGCTCTCCAGTCAGAGAATCCAAATGAATATCTCTCTCTGGCTTTGTATCTTACGTTACCTGTTTCAAAGTCACCTTCCATTTTAGTTGTTAATGCAGCTCTATTGAACATCTTAGTTCCGTTAGGACAGTCAGTTCTAATAAAGAAAGCATCGGTATCATTAAATCTGTGGTTTACAAAGTAACCGCCAGGTAACATACCCATGTTGTTGATTGCATTAATATCATTATCAGCAGTACCTGGTCTACCTGCAGACTTCATAAGTCTTTCAGCGACAAATACTAACTGTCTTGGAATGTGCAATGTTTTACCAGTAATTGCAGCTGGCACGCCTTTGTCATCTGTAAATCCAGCAATGTCAATCAATGCTGTTTCTAAAGATGTCTCAGACAAGTCAGCGTAAGTTGCTGGTCTGTTGGAACCAGTACTACCGTTTTGTAATGGGTGTGCATTAGATACTAATGATTGACCATCACCACCTGTGAAGTTTCCGTCAAAGGCGTTGTTATAAACGTTAGCTGCTGTTAACTGCTTTGCAGAAGCCATAGCTCTTGCTAAAGCTTTGGTTAGTCTGGTTGACAACTTATCATATAAGTTATCTTCCATAGCTTCCTCAGTTAATGAGAATGCTAATGCAACTGTTTTGTGAGTGTATCGTGATACATATCCTTCACCTGTTTCAGCGTAAGATACTGGTGCACCTTCGAATTTCTCACCTGCATTACCAAAGCCTGGGAAGAGTACTTCTTCTTCAAATGCTCTGTTTGATGTTTCCTCATCGAACAAGACGGCATGCTCATTTTCGTATCTGTTATACTCAGTACCGAAAATCGCATTAAGACCTGGCTCAAGTTCTTTAAGGATTTGTGCTCTTGATATAGCCATAATTTATCCTCCTATATACCTGCTACGCCAGTTCCACCTAGTCCGAACTGGTGAGTATTAATCTTCACCAAAACATCCATAGTGGTTCCTGCAGCTGTGTAACTGTCATCAGATTCAGCACTACCTAACACTGTTAGTGGGAAACCTGCGTTTCCTGTAGCGGCTGTTGATGAGTCAGCAACAAGACCTGATTTATGTGTGATTGCACTACCTGTTGGTGATGCAACGATTTGTACATTTGATCCTACTTTAGCTGCTGTAATTGGTGTTGCAGCTTGATCCGCTTGAATCTTAAAGATTACATCGGGATCATCGTAGACATAACATTTGTACTTTTCTTTGGCTACAGTGCCGTTAGGAATACTTCTGACAAACTTAACTTCACCAGTTGAGTTGTCTTGATATTCTGCACCCCAGAAAACACCTACGACTGCGCCTGGACTTGCAGCTCCCATATCTGTTACGATATTACCTGAGCTTAGAGTCACGAGATCACCTTCGAAGAATGCGGTTGGGGCAGTAGTGGCGATTCTATAACCGTTTTGACCGACAAAATTGTTAGTTCTAACAATTCCACCTTTCGCATGTTTAACTGGACTTAATCCAAAACCTGCCATGTTTACCTCCGTTATTAATTAGCAAAGTGGAGGTACATATTAGTCCTCAAACTTTGCCTGTTTTCCTCCGCCTACTGAGACTGAGGATTGTTCGTCTTGGCTTATAGGTGCAACAGCGCTGTTGTTTTTCTGCAACTCAGAGTTGACCGCTCCCTCTGCAGCTTTGGTCTTGTTAGCAAAGTATTCATTTCGTTGGTCTGCAATTTCTTGGTCAACCTTCATCAAAATTAAATCACCCGATCTAACAGTTCCCGCATGTTTACCTGTGTCTAAAACATCCGCTTGCCAGTCACTGCCAAGCTCTTCTGGTTTGACTGGTTCGTATCCTTGACGGTGTCTTTCGTGAACATTACCTGCGTGGCTTTCGCCTAACAGTTCATTTCTGACCCATCTATAATGTACACCATCAGGAGCTTTTGGAGTTTCCAATCGACTTGGTGGTGCCCATGTTTTCTTGCGAGTACCCGATGCTCGCGTCTTTCGAGTTGTCTTAGTAGCCTGTGTCATTCATCTACTCCTTATCCCGCAGTTTGATCTCTGCGCATTTTCTGTTTCGCGTATTCTTGTAAAGATACTCCTAACTTGTTAGCAGTCTCTACTTCCGACTTAGTCAACGTGACTTTCTGTTTGCCACTGGGGGAAGTACGCGTTCCTCCCGCAACTACCTGTACTTTTTTCTCTGACCTAACATTTTTAAATTTGTCAGGAAACTCAGTTCTGATTCTGGCATCAAGTTCGCTGTAGTACTCATCGGGATCTGCATCAGGGTATACCCCTTCTTCAATTAATTCCTTATGTATTACCATAGCCGCTTGCGTCATAATCTTTTCGCTTTGAGCGTTCCCACCAAACCAAGAGTTTCTTTTTTGCCACTGCACTGCTCTTCTATCTGGAGCAGGTTGTTGTGGTTGTACCTCTTGTGTTGTTTCAGATGAAACTTGCTTTTTTGCGGAAGAAGTTCTATTAGCTTTTTCTTCGTACTGTTTAACTATTAACGCTTCAGCTTTTATAGATGCTAATTTATCAGTAGCTTCTATTTCTTTTTCTAAGTCGTTATTGTTCTTAGCATCACGAAGTGTAGCTATTACTTCTTTTTCCTGGGCTTTTAGTCTATTACCATATTGCTTTACAGCTTCTAGTTCAGACTCAGCAGTTCTACTAGACAGTTCTTCACGCTCTTGTTGAAACTTTTGTTTTTCAGCTTCGAGTGCTTCAAGCTTTTCTTGTAGTTCTTTACGCTGTTTTACTAAACGCTTTATGCGTTTTTCAGCCCTTTTGCCGTATACTTTTTTGTCTTCAGATTCCTCTTCTTCAGGTGCATCAGATGTTTCTTCCTCTACAGGATCTTCATCTTCTTCTTCTTTTTCTGCTTCTGGGGTTTCTGGTTCTGGAGCTGGCTGCTCTTCAGTAGGGCTTTCTGTGTGCCCCTCTTCATCAATCTCAATCTCGAGTTCTTCCTCTTGATTAAGTTCTTCTTGTTTTGGGTCTTCTATCATTTATACCTCCGTCAGTTGCGAACTGCGTTTCACGCTATGGACAATATAATACCATATTTAGTGGTAATATTGCAAGGGCTTATCTATGTTTTATTTTACTTGGATCTGGCACAATAGCTACGACTTCATCATCATTTATGATAGAATAATCTTCATTTTCATATTTGAATTTAAGTCCTACATATTTACCAGTGAGTACATAGTCACCCACGTTACACCATGTAGTTGCAGATTTATCCATGTTTTGATAACACTCTGGACCCATATCAACAACTTTAGAAACCACACAAGCAAACTTAGCAAGTTCTCTTGTTTGGTCTGACAACAGTATTCCTCCTGATGTCATTGCTGATGGTTCCCATGGTTTAAGTAACATACGATAACCTTTTGGTTTTGGTAATTTACTCATCTGTTCCTCCTGCGATATCTTTGTATAATTTCTTATACTCAGTTTCTAGTCTATCAGACATATCGTTTAATGTCTGCCCTATGCCTACTAAAAATTTATAGCCTGCATAGTCATCAGTGCTACCACTAAGTAGCTGCTGATTATTGGCTTCCATTGCTTCAGCCAAAACTTTTTGCATACGTTCTTTATAATTCTTAACTTGGTCTAGCATGTGTTCTCCTGTATCCTAAAAAGGGGGCACCTATAAAGACACCCCCGAAAGTGAGATTACTTAATGTCGATAATCTTTTCCTTCTTTTCTTCAGGAATTATCTTTTTAAGTTTAACACAAAGTAGACCATCTTGCAACCCTGCTTCTTCTACTACAAAGTCATCTGCTAATTCAAACTTTTTAATAAAGTTCTTTTCAGATATTCCTTTGTGCAGTAGTTCTTTTGAGTCTTGCTTGTCTTTCTTTTGCCCTGTAATAGTTAAAGTATTTTCTGCATACTTAACCTTTACATCATCTTTGGCAAAACCAGCGACAGCCATTTCTATCTCATAGTTTTCAGAGTCTACTTTTTTAATGTTATATGGTGGGAATGTTGTGTACTCGAATGAGTTCATCCTTTTGAATACATCATCAAATCCTATCCAAAATGGATTGTATTGTTCTAAGCTTGTCATAATATACCTCCTTTGAAAGCAAAGTTTACTAGCTCCTTTCGGCAGCTATAGGTATTATATAGTAATTAATTCTTAGATGTCAACCCTGATAAAGGATTATTTAAAGCTTTATCTATTTTTAAATCTAGACTATCTTCTAATAATTTCATTTCATCTAACAGTTCTCTAGCATCTTCTTTCTGTCTGTCTTCTACATCATTAACTATTTCTGTAATATGTCTGACATCTCCTTCCATCTGACGCAGATCTGTTTTAAGATCATCTTTTAATTCACGACTTACTTGAGATATTAAATTTATTTCTTCTAGTACTATATCTAACTCACTTTTAAGACCATCTATTTTTTGTGAAACAATTTCCATTTGTGCTTGAGTTTCACTTTCTACAAGTGCAATCTTTTTATCAAACCCTGAAAGGTCTGGTTCGGTGTAAGTTAAAATCTTCTCCTTCATTGAAAGGTAGTCCGAATAAAAATTGAAGCCTGTCCAAGCGGCTCCTCCGAGAGCTGATAACAAGGTTAGAATGGCAAACACCTTTCCTCCAGTTACCTTCATTCCCGCATACTCAATACTGGGCATTTACTATATCCTCCATTATTTGTCCTTGTTCTGCTATAAATAGACCCCCGTATGGATCGTCTATTACTTTATTTAAATACTCATTAACATTTGTATCTTGTATTGTTGCTTGAGTATCAAAAAATGTTTTAGTATTGCCTAAGATTTGCATTACTATTAATGTTTTCATTTGATTAGATTCATCATATCTAGCTTTATCACCCATCTTTTTTACTATCTTAGTAGCAGCTTTTTCTTTTGCACTAGGTTCTTTCACAGGTTTTTCAGGCTCTTCTGTTTTTTCCTGTTGTATATCTTCTTGCTCTGTACTATCTTCAACTTCCACAGCGGGCTCTTCAGTAGCTTCGCTATCGGGTTCGGTTGTTTCTTCTTCTGTTGGTTGTTCATCTACTGTCTCTTCTATTTCTACTACTTCCATTTCCATTTCTATTTCCATATCAGCTTCTAATTCTGCCATCTGCATTTCTGGTTCTGGTTTAATATCATCTATTTTAAAATCTATTTCTGCTTCTACTGTTTCATAAGATATATCTTCTTGCACAGTTTCGATAGGGGTAAATTCTATTTCCCCTGAATCATCAACTTTAATATCGTTATATTCGATAATCTCTTCAATCAAATCTATTTGAGTAGGGTCTGTAAGATTTAGATAAACTATTTCTTCTACTGTGGTTATCTGTTGTTCGATAATAGTAGATATAACATTATAAAATACGTTCACAGATACATCATCAAACATAGGACCGATGGCTAAATTAATATCTCGACCACCTATCTCTATGGTGACTTTACTTAAAACGCCACTGAAATCGAAAGACCCGTTATATGATTGATAGCCTGATACAACTCCAGACTCAGACAAGATATCAGTACCTGAAAAGACTGAAGTGCCCCCTCCAGTTCCTGTAACGTGCATGTAGATTCTATCTTGAGCATCTTGCTTATTTACTTCAATTGAGTAGGTTACTTGTCCTCCATTATCAATATTTAAATCTGATACATCTACCTCTTGGTAGAATGTAGTTCCCATACCATCAACGCCCATACGAGATTTATTATTGCCACTACCTGTAATCATGGCACACTTGTCTGAGCCTAGTTGACCACAGGATGTTCCTGATGGCATACTCGCTGGTCCTTCACCACCCCAGTCATAATCCATGTCACCTTCTTTACTTGTGGCAACATAATCATTATCCCCATCTAAGATATCACCAGAGTCTTCGTTAGTAACTGTGGTTGTGGTTGTAGTCTTAGTAGTTGTAGTCGTGAAGATAATTTCTGTACCTTTATCTTCTTCTGTTTTTTCTATAGTAACTTGCTCATCTATAGTGACGCCAGGAGTACAGAGTCCTTCAACGTCTGGTAAACAAGTATCTGCTTTAGAAGATAAGGAGACCAGTAGTAATAATAAACAAAGTTTTAAAGAATAAAGCATTGTTCGCATCACTAAACTCCTTTGGTTCTGGTTTATTTGCTTGAACGTAATCTGTTTTATACTTACTACCATCTGGAATTTCAGATGGGTTGTCGCTCCAATATTGAGCTGCTTCAGAACCGATGGAACCTCGTGCAGGGCAAGGGGTGCCTGCATCGGTCATTGCATCCCAGACTCGTGGGTCTTGACATAAGACGGATACTGCTGCAACTTTCATACCGTAAGTATATAGAGATCGTGATAGTTTAAGTTTTTGACATAACTCATCATCAATAACTACACCTGTAGCTAGTCCTACAACATTATTTTGCACACTAGCTCCCACACCAACTTTACATATATCACTGTTATTATTCATAATAGTTGGCGCATTTGCCGTAGGTGGTGTTGAATTGGTCACAACCGTACTTGACACGGTATTCGTTTCAGCATGCAAATTTAAAAATGCACCCATGCACAGCACAGCTATGTATAACGGAATTAAATATCTAAACTTTACCACTTGCTTTTGTTAGCCCAATATGCAGCAGACATTTTGCCTTTAGCTATGTTTTTAGCATGACGAGCTTTAAAAGATTTTCTTCTCATCTTTTGTTTTCTAGATTCTCCTGCTTTAGGTTTGCCTGCAGTTGTAACTCCTTGTTGACCATATCTAATAGTTTTAACTTTGTCACCTTCTTTAGCAACTACTATGTGAGATTTTTTAGGATGGTTAGGAGTTCGTTTAGGTTTGTTATAACCAGATACACCAGCTCTAGCTAATCTTGGGTCTTTCTTTTGTGGCATTACATGCCCTCTCTTTTAATCATAATTTTTGCTTTTTGTATTCCATCTTTAGCCATATCCATAGCATCTTTTGCCATCTTACGTTCTCTTTCTAGATCTGTATTCTCATCATCAATAATAACTTTAGCTTCTTCTAATGCTATTTCATCTTGATGTTTCTTAGCATCTAGTGCTAGTTTAGCTTTACGTAATTCTAAATCTTCTTTTTGAATTTCTACTTGTTCTTCTTGAGGATCTTTCTTTTCACCAGCCATAATTTTTCGTTTCTCTTCATCTAATTTTAATAATGAGTCAGAAGCATTAGCTGTTAATAAAGCTATTTGATTTTCTAATTCAGGTGGTAACGGTTGACCAGAACCTACAGCTTGTCTTATCTGTGGATCTTGAATCATCTGCATTACTTCGCCTTTATATTTCATAGCTAAGTGATCTTGTATGTGTGCCGCTAATGTTTGAATCATAGGTAAGTTTTCTTTGTATGCAGGATTCTGCATCATAGCTGCGTGCGCCACTATATGCGCATCATGGTTTTGATCTTGTCTAGGTGCTAAAGGTGCCCCCTTCATTGAAGCCATATTTTCAGTAACAGGATCAGCTGTTATTGGTTGCATGCTTTTCTTTAAATATCTTTGTGGCTCATCAATACCCATAGCTGCAAACAGTTCCATACCTATTTGTTCCATGTTATATGCGTTTGGATTTTGTTGAGCTATTTGCATAATCGCATTTATCTTTGCAATCCTGTGTGCTTCTGTTGGCATATTAGGATCTGATACTGGTAAAACATCTATTGATTTTAAATTAAAATCATTTTTAAAAACTTGCTGTGCACCACCTGCGACTTCATACGGGTACAGATCAGGAAGATACTCAAAATCTAGTCTCGCTAAGATTCGCAGGTCTTTGGATTGGGCGTTATGCAGACGCTTGTGCACAGCGCTGAACAACTTAGAACTTTGTTCTAACAAAGCCATAGTTGTACCAACAGGTCCATAGTTAGATGCTTGATCTACTATGTTGTCAGTCGAGTCAGCAAACTCTTTAGCAGCATTTACTACATACTGCATTAAATTAAATAATGTTCCTGAAGGTTCTTTGAATGGTAAAGGCTGTAAAGATTTACCTAGATCACCTGCAGGGCTATTAACTTCTCTCCATTCACCAGGAGCAATAGGTTCATCTGGTGCTAATACTCTAAGACCATGTGCTTTAAAACCACCAGGTAAATTTGCAAAAGTACCAGCATCAATCAATTGTCTCATTGATGATGTTGCTGTTTTAGTTAAGCCACCAATTAAATGTAAATAACCATAACCATAAAAACCTAAACCAGGAATCATGTAGTAATGTGTGAAATACATTTTCTTTTCTTTTTTCATGTCATCAGCATTCCAGTTTCTTCTAATTGCTAAAACTTTTCCTTCATCAGTCATGTGAACTACATAAGGAAGTTTTAAACCATTAGGATCTTCAAATCCTGGTAAGTCTAAATTAACATGCATTTCTAAAATTTCTACACGTTCTGTATCACCGTACGGTTTTGTTACTCCAAGTATTTCATCAGATGCTTCTTCTGCAGAAGTTTCATCTATTTGACTTGAGTCAATATCTATGTCTGTAAAAGTTCCTGCCATCTGAAACTTTTTAATTTCATTCATAGACATTGAATACTTGTGAGTAAATCTTTCAGCGTTCTCTAAATCAGATGCATAATAGTCTACATAAAAATCTTGTGCTTTAATATATTCAGTTCTTGGTCTACCTAAGTTAACATCCCAATATGTTTTCTTAAAAGCAGAACCGTATAACGCTACATAGAATAATAAACGATCTAATTCAGGACCATACTCTGGCATTTGAATTTGTGTTTGATAATTCATGAAGTGACGCACACGATTAGCTTGTTCCATCTTTTGTTGGTTTTGTATACCAACTATTCGTGTACGCACTGGTCCTTCGGTAGGGAATAATTCTTTATAAGCTTTTGCTTGAAACTTTACTACTGCTTGTGATAGCACAGGATGAGAAGATGCGCATGCTCCAGGAAATGGCTCATCACTATCTTCTGCTTTAAAACCTAATAAGTCTACACCTTCTTCAGCTATAGAATCATATTCATCTCTTGATTGTTTGTCTCTTTCAAAAGAATCTTGTAATTCATTTGCGATAGCACTTAAGTCTGACTCATCTATAAATTCTACTAAATTAGAATCATGTGCTGCCATGGTAGCTTCAGGTTGTTCATCATCAAACAATCCCATAGCTTCTGCTTCTTCTAAGATAGCATTATCTTGTAGTGTAACTTCAGCTCCACCATCAGGTGTAGCCATTACATCAATATCTTTTTGGGGTTGGTCTACTTCATCAAAGAGAGTTAAGTTTTCTCCCTCTGGTATTTCAAATTGTTTTTCTATTGCCATATATCAATCCTTAATAATAACGTCTGCGTTTTCTATTATACACGTCTGACTCATCTAAGTCAAGCCATGAATTATCACTGTGTTCTAAATAACCACCATTACGCACATACAGTATAGCTTGAGTAACTGAGTCTACAATATCGTCATGCGGTCCAGATGGGAACTGTCTACACTCTTCTATAGTTTCTTTAGCCCACACTTTGGTCAAAGGTGCGTAAATTCTACAGTTGTGAAACAAAGAACTAACTGCATATGCCCTAGATACTTTGTCTCTATCAGGTTGATACTCTTGAATAGGTAAACCTGCTAGTCTTAGGTCTTGGATTAACGACTGACCTGAAGCTTTTTTCTCAATAACTACGGAATCTGGGCGATGTGTCATAAATTTATCCACAGCTTTCTGTCTAAGTGTAGGAAAATCCCACCGACCCTTTTCCATTCCTAGCAATACCATGTTTGCTAGACTAATATCGTCTTTTTTAAATATTCCCCATGTAGTAACTACAGAAAAGTCTGCAGTAGTGCGGGTAGAAAACGCTGTATCCCAGGATTGTATAATAAAATCACACTCGGGTGGGTCTTCTATGGACCAATCTTGCCAATAATCTACTTGAATGATACCCCCTGTCTCTGATGATGGGTTTTGTAAGTACAATGCATCAAATTTAAAAGGTGGTGTGTTGTTTTTTGTACGAATAATGTCTTCTGTTGACCAACAGAAACCATTTTCACGATCAGGTTCTTCCCAAAAAGACTTACCAACCTCTGGTAGTGGGTAACTTTCTGTTAAATACCCTTGATCTATTAAATCTATTCTAGCATCTTGCAATTTTTCTGCAGATTCTGCAGTATTTAGTGCAGGTATTCTTACAACAGACCATTTATCTGCTAATGGTGAGGCTTCTTGTTGCTTTAACAAGTGACCTGCTAGGTCATTTTCGTGCCATCTTGTCATTACAAGCACAACTTTTCCACCTGGCATTAATCTTGTACGTAAACCAGAAGCATACCACTCGTTTAATTGCTCTCTTCTTGTCTTTGAAAACGCATCTTGCTCTGATATTGGGTCGTCAATGACCGCTAAGTGCGCACCAAAACCTGCAATACCTGATCCAGAACCAGCAGCTAGAAAACTTCCTGCTTGTTTGCCCCCTTCTTCGAGTGCCCAGGAGTTTGCAGCACGGTTATCTTTTTTAATTTTTACTTTTGGGAAGATTGTATTGTAAGCTGTGGTATTTATTATATCACGAATAGCTCTACCAAACTTAGTTGCTAGGTCATCTGAGTGAGATACTGCTATCTCTTGCCAGTATGGATTACGACCTAGCGCCCAAGCGGGGAAATATGTTGATGTGATTAGTGACTTAGAAGAACGCGGAGAAACAAAGACCATAAGTCTATCAGTTTCTCCTTGCTCCAACTCCATCAGTTGGTCACAAAGTAAACGATGATGCGGTCCTACATTAAAGCTAGGATTCATTAGCATTACAAATGCTAGTAAATCATCACGTGCTTGTTTAACCGCTAGCCTAGTGGCTGCGTCTCTATCTTCGGATGTATGCAATACCGCCCCACAAAACTATTTGAGAATAAATATCCACATTAGGTTGTCCTGCGTACGGTTCTAGCTTTGGCGTTAAAATCATTTCTTGTCTCCCGATATAACTTTTAGTTTAGGTGTAGCTATTCTTTTCAAACGTTCTACATCTCTTTGGATATCTTCTTCAGAATTACCAGAAGCAAATGCATTGACTAGTGTTGTTTCGTTTATAGTCTTGTCTGTCCATAGCGCTTTGTGTTTTCCCAATAACTCTAAGCTTCTAATAGCTGCATTGTAATCACCTGTTTGCTCTGTCTGATCTGCAATACGCACTAACCTTCTAAGGATATCATCTGCGTCAAGCTGCAGCCTGCGCATTGAATCCTGTTTAAGTTCTGCGATCCTATCTCTAATACGATCCATCTTCAAAAACTGATAGGACTTCGCGTCAGCTACTTTGTCTGAGTAACCTGCACGCTTTGCCGCTGCCTTTGAATTTAAATCTTTAATGTATTCTTGACAGAATAGTTCTTGTCTTCCTGTCAAGGGTTTATTTTTATCCATGTAAAAAAATTATAACATAGAGCCCTTGTATTGACAAGGGTTGTTATGATAGCATTACAGCATCCCTCTCCCCGAGGGTGTCTCCTGTAAGAAGAGGGGGTTATAAATGCCTTCGGGCATACCCCCTCGCATAAAACAAAAGGAGGTAGCGCGCGCTATGAAAGAATCACACAGGATAATATCTCCTAAAAAGATAAGGCGGCATATAAGCCGCTATCTTAAATCATTATCAAATAATCTTAGTCCTAAGGAATTTGTTGAAATCCTTTCTTCCTATCTCACAGAGGAGAGGGGCACGCGAAATCCTAACAGACCTGATCTACGCATCCACGACTACATACATCAAGCTAGACGCGAAAATAAAAAAGTCTAAATTTTTGCTAAAATTTTTTTTGATGCATTATGTATGCTAGTGCACACGCATTTTTTGGGGGTGGGGGTTGAGATCTAAACCCTGCCCCCCTCTCAAGAACTCTAATCCTACTACTGTTTCAAATCCAGCTCTAGTATATGCGTTCCATATACTGAAACAATCCCGATAGCCTGACCTTGCACCCCTGCGACAGTATGTGCCATTTTAATTTTTTCAATATCTGTCATACTTGAAACATGGTAAAAAGAAAACTTTTAAAAGAAAATTCTTATCCTTTAATTAAGGCGAGAATTGCACAGAATACGAACAGAATCTACAGTGGCAAAAAGGTCGCACCTGTATACAAAGTGTGGCAAAATGACACAGGGTGGTTTGCCAGAGTTTATGATACTGTTCCTAGATAGATTTAGCAGATAGCCCTTCGGGGCTATCTACTACACCTATCGGTAGGGTAGTCAAGAAGAAATGATGCGTGAAAATCGTAGGGCACCCCATGCCTAAAATTTGGTGCGACAATATGCCACACGCGATATAGTGTCGCATAAATCCGACTGTTTTATATATAACAATATGACTACTGTTTTTACATTTGTTTACATTTCTTAAGATGACTTATTGATTTCAATTTGAGATGATAACCCTACTTTAAACAACTATTTTCAAAGTCATTAACTTTGATAATAAAGGTCGATTTGTATATTTTGGTCGCACCCTCAAAAAAGTTCTTGATTTTGAAATTGGTTGTGAGATAATGATTTTAGATTGTGAGGGAATAAATTATGAAATCTAGTATGGCTACTATTGGTCGTGGTTATTTACCAATCGGTAAATCACCCATTTTCAATGGTCAAAAAGATCGCTACGAAAGTGCTGAAAAATCGTATTTTCAAGGCTATGTCTTTAAATCTGAAAAACAAAGACTTTCAGATGGTGGTCGCGTGTCTTTACTTCGTAAAGCACAAGCACATCCCGACTACGCAAAATATATGAAATTAGCATCTAGCAGATAACTGCTAGGTGCGACACAATGCACATTGATTTTTAAAATCATGGTGCTAAAATTAACTTATAAAATCGTGAGGTAATAAAAATGGTAATTAATGAAATCGAATTAAATCTCAATGAGATTGAGTTCATAATTGAGCAAATGCAACACGAAATAGTAGATCGTGAATTTGCTGACTATGATGACGAAGTGCATATGTCAAATGCTGACATTGTTAAAATAATCCAAAAATTAAGGGGGTTAAAACGTGCCATTATCTAAAAAACAATTTATAGAATTTGCTGACTTGATAGCAAAGCACAATCCTACAAAAGCTATGGTAGATGATATCGTATATATCATGGCAAGTAGTAATAACAGATTTGATAAGCATAGATTTGCTGATCGAATAAACTCACAATCTAACAAACGACTAAACGACTTAAATATCAACGATTTACAGGAAGCATGGGGGGTAAAATAACATGGCAAAAACTGTATATTTGGCACAATCTAATTACTTAGATGTGCCTAAGGTCTTTGGCAATGTCAAAGCACTATATGACTTCGCTATTGCACACGCAAATAGTGAAACACCAACTTTGGATAGGCAAGGCAAAGCATATCCAAGCACCTATTCACGATTTAATACTCAGCTGAAAAAACAAGGATTTACAGTATTATATACTGATAATTCATTATCAGCTGACAATTCTGTTAAAGTCGATACAACAACTATTAATGGTGGTTGATATGTTGAAGATCGACTTCAGCAAAGTTATAACTGCGACAAAGTGGATAATTTACTTTGTCGTGGTTATCTGTATAATAGTTTTAATAATGAAATGAAAGTGAGGTTATTATGACATTATTAAATTTTTTACGAACTACAAACGCACACGAAGTAAATGACTCTCTATACAATGT